TCTTCTGGCCTCTATTCTCTTTTCATCCCTATGGAATGGAACTACGAAGGATTCATGGATACTTTTGGATCACCTGTCTTTATTAGACAAGAAGGTGGAGTTAAAGGAGTTGATGGTTATGAAATTACAACAGGAGTTATTGAACACTGGGAAAATGAAGTCGAAGGTTTAAAGTCAGATCAAGACAGTTTAAATGAATATTATAGACAATTTCCTAGAACAGAAGCTCATGCTTTTAGAGATGAAACAAAAGATAGCTTGTTTAATTTATCTAAAATATATGAGCAAATAGATTACAATGCAGAACTAAACAATAATGCTTCAGTTACGCAAGGAAACTTTATGTGGGAAAATGGTATAATAGATACTAAAGTTAATTTTATACCAAATAATAACGGAAGATTTTTTGTTAGTTGGGTGCCTAATAGAAGAATACAAAATAACATAATAATAAAAAATGGATTTAAGTACCCTGGTAACGAACACGTTGGAGCTTTTGGCTGTGACTCTTACGACATTAGCGGTACTGTTGATGGTCGCGGCTCTAAGGGAGCACTTCATGGATTAACTAAATTTTCCATGGAAGACGCACCACCTAATCATTTTTTCTTAGAATACATAGCTCGTCCAGAGACTGCTGAAATATTTTTTGAAGATGTTTTAATGGCTTTAGTTTTTTATGGTATGCCAATACTTTGTGAAAATAATAAACCTAGATTATTATATTATTTAAAGCGTAGAGGCTATAGAGGTTTTAGTATTAATAGACCTGATAAACTTTGGAACAAACTTTCAACAACAGAAAAAGAAATAGGTGGTATACCTAACTCAAGCGAAGATATTAAACAAGCTCATGCAGCTGCAATTGAAAGTTACATTACTGACTATGTAGGAGCTTTACAAGACGGATACGGAGATATGTATCATCAAAAAACATTAGAAGACTGGGCTAAATTTAATATAAACAATAGAACAAAGTACGATGCTACTATTAGTTCTGGTTTAGCTATAATGGCTTGTAACAAAAATAGATACAGACCTAATGCAGTAAGAAATATTTCACCTATGAACATAGGTATAAAAAGATATGACAATAAAGGAATTACTTCAAAAATAATAAAATAAATATGCAAATTACCTATAATAGTAATAGTTCTTTTCCAAGTCAGGTGGTACCTGATGCAGAGAAAGCTACTGAAGAGTATGGTCTTGCCATTGGCAGAGCTATAGAAGGTGAGTGGTTTAGAAATTATAGATATGGTTCTAATGCTCCTGGTTACGCTGTTAACTTCAATCAATATCATACTTTAAGACTTTATGCTAGAGGTGAACAACCTGTACAAAAATATAAAGATGAATTAGCTATAAATGGTGATTTATCTTATCTTAATCTTGATTGGAAACCTGTTCCTGTTATATCTAAGTTTGTAGATATAGTAGTAAACGGCATGTCTCAAAGAAATTATCAAGTAAAAGCTTTTGCAGTAGATCCTTTTTCTACAAAGAAAAGAACAGATTATGCAGCTCGACTAATGAGAGATGTTAAAGAGAGAGAGATTATTAGTGAGATGCAAGAAAAATTAGGTATAGATTTAAGAAGTAAAGCTAGTAAAGAATTAGGATTAGAAAGTGAAGATGAGTTACAATTGCATTTACAACTTGATTATAAACAATCAGTAGAGATAGCAGAAGAAGAATTACTAAACGATGTATTAAATAGGAACAAATACGACTTAACTAGAAGAAGAATATGTTATGATTTAACTGTTTTAGGTATAGGTGCTGTTAAAACAAATTGGAATCAAGCTGAAGGTGTTACAGTAGAATATGTAGATCCAGCTTCAATGGTTTATTCATATACTAAAGACCCAAACTTTGAAGATATATATTATGTAGGTGAAGTTAAGTCTGTTTCAATACAAGATTTAAAAATGCAATTTCCATATCTTACTGATGAAGAAATGGAAACTATACAGAAGTACCCAGGTAATGCTGAGTATTTAAGAAACTGGACAGGTAGAAATGATGATCAAACAGTACAGGTATTATATTTTGAATATAAAACTTATAGTGATCAAGTTTTTAAAATAAAAGAAACTAACACTGGTCTAGAAAAAGCATTAGAAAAACCTGATACTTTTAATCCACCTGAAAATGATAATTTTCAAAGAGTTTCAAGAACTATAGAAACATTATATAGTGGAGCTAAAATACTGGGACATCCAATGATGTTAAAGTGGGAGTTAGCTGAAAACATGACAAGACCAAATGCTGACACAACTAGAGTTAAAATGAATTACACTATTTGTGCTCCTAGAATGTATAAAGGTCGTATAGAAAGTTTAGTTAGTAGAATAACAGGTTTTGCTGATATGATACAATTAACACATTTAAAACTACAGCAAGTAATGTCTCGTATAGTTCCAGATGGTGTATACTTAGACATGGATGGTTTAGCAGAAGTTGATCTTGGCAATGGCACTAACTATAATCCTGCTGAAGCGTTAAATATGTATTTTCAAACAGGTAGTGTAGTTGGTAGATCAAAAACACAAGAAGGTGAAATGAATCCAGGTAAAGTTCCTATACAAGAATTACAATCTTCTAGTGGTGGTGCTAAAATAGGATCTTTAATACAGACTTATGAGTATTATTTAAAAATGATTAGAGATGTGACCGGACTAAACGAAGCTAGAGATGGTAGTGTACCAGATAAAAATTCATTAGTAGGTTTACAAAAATTAGCTGCTGCTAACTCAAACACGGCTACAAGACATTTACTTCAAGCAATGTTATATTTAACTTCTAGAACTTGTGAAAATGTTTCATTAAGAATATCAGACTCTTTAAATTTTCCATTTACTAGACAAGCTTTAGAAAATAGCATATCAAGATTTAATGTAGCTACATTAGACGAGCTTGATGATTTAAACCTTCATGATTTTGGTATATTCTTAGAGTTAGAACCAGACGAAGAAGAAAAGCAAGTATTAGAAAATAATATACAAATAGCTTTAAAAAGTGGTGGTATTGATTTAGAAGATGCTATTGACCTTAGGGAAATTAAAAATATTACTCTTGCTAATCAAATGTTAAAGCAGAGAAGAAAAGCTAAACAAAAAAGAGATCAACAAATGCAGCAAGCTAATATAGCTGCGCAAGGTAAAGCTCAAGCAGAAACTGCTGAAAAAACTGCTATGGCAGAAGTACAAAAACAGCAAGCTATAGCTCAAACTAAAGTTCAAATAGAACAAGCTAAATCTCAATTTGAAATTGATCAAATGCAACAGAAAGCTCAAATAGATAGAGAGATAATGGAGATAAAATACAACTATGACATGCAATTAAAAAAGCTAGACATGGGACAAGTTGAAGCTAGAGAAAAGTTTATAGAAGATAGAAAAGATCAACGTACAAGATTAGAAGGTTCACAACAAAGTGAAATGATTAACCAAAGAAAAAATAATACTTTACCTATAAACTTTGCAATACCAAAACAAGAGGTTGATCAAGTTATGGAAAATATTGATGTTCAAGCAGAACAAGTAGACAACACTGAACAACAAGAATAAAACAATTATTAATTATTATATTATATTATGTCAACAGTAAAAGAAGAACAAGAATCATTGAAAGTAAAAATTAAAAAACCTTCATTGAAAAGACCTAATGATCAAGTATATAAACTTGATTTAAATAAAAAAGAAAAAGAAGATGCCGTTCAAGAGCCAAGCACAGAGGAGGTTCCTTTACGCAACGAATCCGGAGATGGCGAAAAAGTGGGAGAAACACACGAAGAAAAACAAAACACTACCACTGAGAGTAAAAAAGAAATAATATCTCCTATATCTGAAGTAACAGATGATAAAATTGCAAAAGAACCTATAAAAGAAAATAAACCTAAAATTGAAGTACCTGAAAACATAGAAAAGTTAATTTCATTTATGAAAGACACTGGCGGTACTGTTGAAGATTATGTAAGGTTAAATGCAGATTATACTAAAATAGATAGTGATGCTCTACTTATAGAGTATTATTCTAAAACAAAACCTCATTTAGATAGAGAAGAAATAGAATTTTTAATAGAAGATAATTTTTCTTATGATGAAGAGGTTGATGAAGAAAAAGAAATTAAAAAAAAGCGGTTAGCCGCTAAAGAAGAAATTGCTAAAGCCCGAAACTTTTTGGAAGAAACTAAGAGTAAATATTACGACGAAATCAAGTTGAGACCCGGCGTTACTCAAGAACAACAGAAAGCTATGGACTTTTTCAATAGATACAACAAAGAACAAGAAATAGCTAGCAAGAATCATGAAGCATTTCAACGTAAGACAAATGAGATGTTCGCCACAGAATTTGAAGGTTTTGAATTTGATTTAGGTGAAAAGAAATTTAGATACGGAGTTAATAATGTTAATGAAATTGCTGAAAAACAGTCTAACTTAAACACGTTTGTTAAGAAGTTCTTAAACAATGAGGGTGAAGTTGTTGATACTGTAGGTTATCACAAGGCTATTTACGCTGCTGAAAATGCAGATACTATTGCTAATCATTTCTACGAGCAAGGTAAAGCCGATGCTGTAAAAGATATGATGGCTAAATCTAAAAATGTAAGTACTGAACCAAGAGCTCAAGCTGGTGGTGATGTATTTATAAATGGGTTAAGAGTAAAAGCAGTTAGTGGTGCAGATAGTTCTAAGTTGAAATTTAAAATAAAAAACAAAAACAACAACTAAAACATAAAACATGAGTTTTGCAACTAGCGGGAGTTTTCCTGCTTCACTTATCCCTGCTCAAAAAAGAATGACTCTTAGAGACAACTACTTGGATTTTACAAGTGCTGGAACTAACAGTAATAACTTTGCACAGCAGTATCTACCTGAGCTTTACGAAGCTGAGGTTGAGAGATATGGAAACCGAACTATTGGAGGTTTCCTACGAATGGTTGGCGCTGAAATGCCAATGACATCAGATCAAGTAGTTTGGTCTGAACAGAATAGATTACACATTGCTTATAAGACAGCTCAAATTGATCAAGCTTCTTCTGGTGATGTTGATGCTACTGTAACAATAGATTTAACCGCTGCTGATGCTCCTGATGGTGCTGTAAGAGTTGGACAGACTATTTTAATATCTGACAACGCTACTGGACTTATTGTACAGAAAGCATTAGTACAAAGTATAGCTAGTTCTTCTGGAACAAAAGAAGATATACTTTCTATAAAACTATATGGTACTACAACTGTTAATGCCGCTACTGATGGTGTTGCTGGTGGAGTTAACCTATTTGTTTATGGATCTGATTTTGGTAAAGGTACTACTGGTATGGAAGGTTCTATTGAGCCACAATTTACTCAGTATAACAATTCACCAATCATCATGAAAGATAACTTTAAAATCAATGGTTCTGACACTGCTCAGATCGGTTGGGTTGAAGTTGCTACAGAAGATGGTCAATCAGGTTACTTATGGTACTTAAAATCTGAGTCTGAAACAAGACTAAGATTTGAAGATCAATTAGAAATGGCTATGGTTGAAGCTGAATATATGAATCCATCTGATCCTTATAACTCAGGTAAATTCTTTGATTTTCCATCTGCTTCTACTACTCAGAAGATAGTTGGTTCAGAAGGTTTATTTGCTGCTATAGAATCAAGAGGTAATGTATACTCTGGTTTTGCTGGAGCTGCTGCTCCTGGTTCAGGTGCTTTAGGTGATTTCGATGAA